AGTCATCCTCCACTACAAACTCATTGATGCTGCCAGACTCGTCGTCCGCCTCCTCCTCGGAGTCGTATGAAATACTCGAGCTCACGTCAGACTCGTCATCGTCATAGTCCTCATCTGCATAGTCATCCTCGACCACCTCAACTGGCTCGTAACGGACAGGGGGCTTGGACACGCGGCCGGACCGTGTGCGGGTGTCCATTGCCTTTATTGGTGGTGATATACTTTATCTGCTATTTCGTTTATGTGATCAGCATGCTCTTCTGACCACATGGCCAATTCTCTAGCCGCTTCGGCCGCCTCCCTGTTCTGCCCAGCGTTTGCGTGCGTCACGAAGCGCTCCCATATGTCCGGCGCGAGCCCGCTATACGGGTGTATTAATTTTATAAAAGGATTTTGCTTTTGGGGGGAGAAAATCCATAATAGCGCAATCAGGAGTAGAATCCAGACAAGTAACATTCTTCAGTTTCTCCACTATACTTGGCGGTAGATTATGTTCGCGCCCAGAAAACTCCTTGCAGTCCTCGTCAAAGCACTTCTGGGAGATGATCCCGCCCTGCCTGACGCTGAACCACACGTGGTTGCTTTTGTGCCGATCTCCTATTCGTTCGCAGTACTTGGAGTTGCTCTGGATGTACCAGCCGTTGTGCTCGTGTCTGATGACGCGCTTGACCTTCGTGTCCTCCTGGCCGGTGAACTTGGTGCGTATGAAGCGCTCGAGCGGCTCCGAGTCCTCGAGGCTCAGTTCACACGGTTCCTCGGTGGTTTCTGCGAGCGTCCGGATGCTGAACAGCTCGAGGATGCCCGTGTCGGGGTCCTTGGCGAATATCTCACCCCCAAGGGATTTCCAGGGGATGTAGGGGTCGCCGGTCGGCTTTTTGTGCGACCAGAGCATCCTGAGCCCGCTGCCCCCATAGACGCTCGAGTCGATGATCTGCGACCACGGGAGGCTCGGGTCGCGCGCGTCGAGCTCCAAGAGTATGCGCGTCCGTAGAGACAGCGCCTCGCCCTTGGTGACGACCACGTCCGGGAAGTGCACGTGGACGCCAGTCTTGATGCCCTCGGTGCACGGCCTTGGCCTGGCCCGAGCTATGCAGCACCTCCCCTTGGACACTACAGAATGAATTGTTCGACAAATGTTTTCAATCTTTTCTTCAGACAGTTTCTCGGGTGCTTTATAGTCAATGTCCACGAAGAAACGAAAACGCTCCGTCTTTTGTTCAACTACATAGAGCTTCGTACCCTGACGCACCTCTTGGATGTACGTTCTGAAAAACTCGTCAGCCTCTTCATGGGGGACGTGGAGGATCCCACCGTCCATGAGGAGGTGCGTTGCGGGCGGCGACGGCACGAGCCATCGCCTGATTGTCATTACATAGAAATTGCCTGCTATTTTTAACTCACTCTTCATCGTCACTCGAGTCGCCCAGAATGATCTGCAGCAGGTTCCGGCTCTTTTTCTTGGGGGGCTCCGGTGCCGCCTCCGCCTCCTTGGCGGGCTCGGGCTCGGCCGGCGCCTCGGGCTCCTTGGCCGGCGCCTCCTCCTCGATCTTCTGGATCTCGTAGTGCAGCTTCTGCACGGTCCACTTTTCCAGCTCCTTGACGTCGGTCCCATCCTTGAGGAGGTCGGCAAGGTGCTGGGCAAGTGCAGACTTTTTCTGAGTCATTAATGTAAACTGTTTTTCTATTTTTGTTTTACTGACGCAAGTGGAAGCTTTGCTTCGTGCTGTTGTTGAGGGCCTGGTAGAACTCCGGGTTCTGGACCACCTTGTTTCTGATCATGCTCCATAGGTTTGTGCGCTTGGTGATCCCCTCGAGAGTATCGAACTCGCACTGATCATTTTCGTCGTAATTCTTTTTAAAGGCCATCTGCCTGGTCTCCATTTTTTCCTTTTCCTCTCCGAATCTCCTGACAATGTGTTTGTGTTCTATATGCGTCATAGGGACGTCGAATATATACACGTGATACACATTGGTGACCTGGTCTTCTGGGTCTTGGTTGGTAAACTTGAAATACGAGTACGAGCCTTTCTTCAAGTTTATGGTTCCACGAGTCTCCTCTTCGAGTTCCCGGACGGCACATCGTAGGGGGTTGTACACCTCGCGCCGGCGGCACCCGCCTGTCACAAAGGTCCACTCCTTGTACCGGCGGTCGTGGACCACTAGAAAGTATGGTTTCGAGTCTATATAACTAACTGGGATTGCGATAGCCTTGTGTCGACAAGTCTCATTGGCCGAGGCCATCCTATTAGTCATGAGGTTTTTTTTCCTCGGCATAAAACTCTGCTAGGTTCCCCGTCGCAGGGTTATAGGTGATGAGGAAGAGCAGCCCGAGCAGGAGAATCAAAGGCCAGAACTGCATTATTATTTGCGTATGAAATTTTTAGTTGGCGTAGAGGAGGCCGCCCATGCCATTCTTGATGCGCAGGACGTTGTAGTTGACCGCGTACAGGTAAGGCACGGTGATGTTCGAGTTGCACAGACCCTTGACGCCGTTGGTGAGGGCGACCGGCACGACCAGCCGGTAGGTGTCGATGCGCGAAAAGTTGAGGGTGCCGGTGGGCTGCAGCTTGCCGGTGTCCAGGCAGAAGGGGATGATGGCGACCGGCGTGGTCGGGTTGGTGCCGCTGGGCACCGGGTTGTAGCCGAACTGGGTGTGGTAGTACTGGGCCACGTCCACGAAGTGCGGCAGGTGCTTGGCCTCGCCGACATCCGAGCCGTTGATCTGGGTGAGCAGGGTCATGCGGTCGCAGTTGCCAGTGTTGGCGCCGGCGTTGTAGTTGCCGGTGCTGTTGTACTGCAGGGACTGGAACGCCAGGAACTTGATGGGGTGGGCCAGAGCCAGCTCCTGCATGTTCGCGGTGCCGATGGGCACGCGCTGCACCTGGGTCATCAGCATGTTGTGCTCCTGAGAGGCGAAGAACTCGCGCTCATCCTTGTCCAGGTACACGAAGTTGGTCCAGAAGGCGTACTGGAGGTTCTGGTACGTGCTGCCGGCCGGCAGGGAGCCCGTGGGCGCCTCGATGGCGCTGGCACCGAGGTTGGAAGACCACGTGATGCGGATCTCGACGTCGTGGAACTGCAGGGCGACCAGCGGCAGAACCACCGACCAGTCCTTGCAGAAGAAAAGCTTGAGCGGGAAGAAAGTCGACACCTTGTTGGTCATCACCTGAGCAGAGGCGGTGCCGTTGCCCAGGTAGCGCTGGGACATGTTCTGGGCGCCGACGACCGGCTCGATGTCGGTCATGTACTGGAAGTCCTGGCTGTCAATCTCCTGGCCGCCGATGTACAGCTGCACACGGTCGATGACCTTTTCCCAGTTGAGGTTGGCAACCAGGGCACCGTTGGAGTCACGGGCCGTCATGTACAGGTAAGAGAGCAGGTCGCCCTTCTTCTCGAAGCGGACGGTAGACACGCCACCTGGGGCTGGGGCGCCCTGAATGATCTGACGCTCGACGGCGGCCGCGTAGTGCGTAGCACGCTTGAAGGACGAGCGGAAGAATGAAACCTGAGGAGACCCCGTCAGCCATTCATCCTGAGCACCCGTCGCCACAAGCTGGACAATACCACCAGACATTTACTTTCTAACTATATTTTTTTATACGACGGACAGCGGCGGTTGGGCCAGGGGATTCTTTTCCAGCTGCTGAATTGCTATGTCCAGAGAGCGGTCATTGGGATTCGCCTTGAACTCGTTGAACTTGTAGAACTCGTTTTGCTGGTACTGCTGCTCGCGAATGCCATTCTTCGGTCTGATGGGCAGCACCTCGGACTCGGGGCGGAGGTTTGTCATACCGCCGACGGCGCCGATGGGGTCGGCGCGCACATTCATGCGGCCAGCATTGCCTTGGCGGTCCTCGGCCATGCGGTTTTCGGTGCCGCGCGTGAGGCCCTGGTTCTGGTTGGTGTTGTACGGCTGCGACTGGTAGTAAGCCGGCGGGCCGAGCTCGAAGGTGTCACCGGTACGCGGGCCCGTCTCCTGACGCCCAGTCGTGCGCGCGGTCTTGATCTGCTCCGGACGGCCCTCGAACGCCGTGAGGGCGCCGCCCTGCCCCTGGCCGCGCGTCTGCGCCGGCTCGCGGCTCCACGCCTTGGTCTGCTTGGCTTGGTGCGTCATCGCGCCCACGGTGAGGTTGCCCTCCATGGAGACGCCACCCGACTTGACGATGGGGTTGGCCGGGCCAGATCCGCCTGGTAGAGTCGTCAGGCGCTCCTCGTTGATGTTGTTGGGCGAGACGCGGAAAAACTGCTGGAAGCCCCCGGACGCCGGCGTGTTGGGGTCGAGGCCGAGACCGCGCCCAACGTACTTGCGCTCGATGGGCGCAAGGTTATTCATCTTGGTCGTGACGTTCTGGCGGTTGTACAGGTCGTACACGGGCTGACCGTAGACCAGACGCTTGGAGACGTCCTGAAGAGACGGGATCGCCTCCTTGCGCTTCGTCTGGAAGGTGTTGTACCAGCGGCCCTGGTCGGGGTTGTGGATGGCCGACTGGTCCATCTGGACGTCTTGCTGAGCAAAATTCTTGTTCATAATTTCTACTTTGCGAACAGGCTTCGTGGTTGGCGGCGAATCCACCTCGGCATCGTCGTTGCTGAGGCGCTGGCCGGCAAACACAAGACCAACAACGGCTGCGAGCGCCAGGGGGTCCATATTATTACTTGTAAATATTTTACTTTTT